AATCAATTTTGTTAAGTTGTTTACTCCAAAATCTTTGCTAACGGGAGGAAATGTTCAGGCATTAAGAATATCTTCTCCAAAATTGTTTGAAAGAATATTTAATCTAGCTGTGGACCCAGATGATTTTGAAATTGATTTAGAAAAAACATTTGCAACGCAGTCTGGATCAAAGATGTATGCTGTTCTTGAAAAAATGGATTTATTGAAAACCCCTACAAAACTTAAGTTGAGAAATAAAAACAGAACCATTTCATTGGATCAATTCTTTGTTAATATATCAACAGTAGGAGATGTAGAATGACAATATCTTTTCCTTCAAGACCAGTAATGGTTGTAGATACGCCTGAAGTTAGAAAATTAAAAAGTAACTTTATATATAATTTTTTTGTTCCTGATGAGCGTCTTAATGATGAAGGTGATGATGTTCCTAATTCTATATTGAAAAAAGGATCTGATTCCTTTGATACGGCAACAACAGATCTTCTAAATAGAATTCCAAGATTTATTAGACTTACATGGCCACAAGTTAGATTGGATGAACCTAATTTCAAATTAGATCCTTTATATCAAATTAATTCATCAGGACTTTCCAAACAAAACCAGAATATCATTAGAAGAAATTATTCAAAAATATATCGTGAAGAAGAATTTTCTAATTTTGGGTTTACTGGTCTTGAAATGCAAGATACTGCTGTTGATGGAAAACTTCATCTTTTAGTTAGCGGAACTGTTTCAAAATTTGTTAATTCAAATAATATTGAACTTGCTAAGGCCGTAAATGATCAAGTTGAATATATAGCTGGGAAAATTGACACAAATAGAGTGTCTTTATTAGATGTAAGTAAATTTCTTGCAGGAGATTTGAATTCTGAAGTTCTTCCAAACCAAACGATTATTGATGCTTTGACCGATTTAAGGTCAGCTGGTACCAGATTTTTTAGTGAAGATGAGCAAAAAGAATTAATTGATGACAAATTTGAGTCTCTCAAAAATGTTAAAACTCGTTTTAGAATTAATAACAAATTTATTCGCACATATTTGAATACTGTAGCAACTGATCCATTAGGTTTTTTTGCTGATGAAGTAGGACCACTTCTAGCTCGTGCTGACCAGATTCAAGTTGAACTTGTTCAAAACTCTAATCCTGACAGTATTGATGAAGCTGAATTTGAAATTATTGTTGATCCTATTTCTATCAGATCTGCTCCAAAAGATTCTTCATTTGTTCCAACAAAAAAGCATGTTGGATACATTATTGACAAATTTCAAAGAAATTCTGATGGAACATTGACGGAACTTGATCCTATTATTTTAGAAAATGCGAATACAACATCTACGATTGATTATAAAATTGCATATGGAATTACTTATGTTTATCAAATTAGGTCTGTATATCTTTTAGAATTTCAAACATTTTCGGATGATGATGATGAAATGGCTATTTCGACAATATTAGTCTCTTCTGCCGCATCAAACAGAACAGTTATAACCGCAGAAGAGACTATCCCTCCACCTCCTCCGTCAGACGTAAATGTTGTTTGGGATTACGTAGAAGACAGACCATGTATAACTTGGAGCTTCCCGATAAATCCACAAAGAGACATTAAAAAATGGCAAGTTTTTCGTAGAAAAACTATTGATGATCCATTTGAACTTATAATTGAATTAGATTTTGATGATAGTACTGTTCCAACGAAAAATTTTGAAAAAGTAAATGTAAATCTAAGTAAAAAAATATCATCTCCTCAAAACTTTTGGACTGACAAAGATTCAACAAAAGACAGTAAATATATCTATACTGTTGTTAGTATAGACGTTCATGGATTGAGTTCTAATTATGGAATGCAATTTGAAGTAAAATTCAACAGATCTAAAAACAGAATTGAAAAAAGACTAATATCAGGATCTGGGGCTCCCAAGCCTTATCCAAATATGTTTTTGAATGCAGATACATTTGTTGACACAATAAAAGATAGTAATCATACAAAAATGAAAATTTATTTTGATCCTGAATACTTAGAAGTTGTTAAGCGCGGAAAGAAATCGGATCCTGTGATTGCTACAGTCCAAAATCGTTCAAGTTATAAAATGCAACTAATTAATGTAGATTTTCAACAATCACAATTAATTGATATAAATATCAACGATTTACGAACGGTAAAAAACATTGGTAACTTTAGTCTTGGAAATGTATCTAAAATTTTACCACACAAAGCATATATTGAAAAGGTTTCTGGTGATATAACAAAAGGGTAAATAAAAATGGGATTTCTTGATCATACAACTAACAATATTATATTAGACGCCGTGTTAACGGATAGCGGCCGACAGGCTTTGGCCAGAAATGATGGTTCATTTTCTTTTATTAAGTTCGCATTTGGCGATGATGAAGTGGATTATAGCATTATTCAAAAATTTGGACGCGTAGTAGGAAAAGAAAAGATTGAGAAAAACACTCCTGTTTTTGAAGGTCTCACAAATCAAAACTTTAGTCAAAAGTCTAGAATGGTTAGTGTTTCTAATCCAAATCTTGTTCGTTTGCCAAGTTTAGATCTTACTGGTGAAAATCTTGCATCAGATATTGTTTCTCTTGGAGCCACGACTACAAAAACATCATCTTTGACAGTTTCTCAGTCAATTCAAAATGAAGACATTATTGATGCAGAACTCAGAGATCAAGGTTTTGAAATTACGATGAATAATGATTTCCTTCAAATTCAGGGATTTGTTCCTGATATTGTGGATGGAACAAGAGTTGCAACATATATTTTGAGAAGAGATCCAACAGAAACATCTGTTGGTGGTTCTCGATTGACACTCACGCTGGAAGTTAAAGCTATTTCTAGTGCACAATTTACTGTTTTTGGAACAGCAAATAACAAAAATCTTATTCGAACCTTTGTCAAGATTAAGGGTGTTCAATCTGGTGCAGTCAAAGAATTTGAAGTTCAGATAAACAAGAACACATGATAGGTAAATAAATGGCAGTTTTTAAAGAATTAACACCTAACGACATCAAGACAGCTCGTTCTTTTTTAAATCAGCTTATTGATGTTACGCAAGAAGACATTAGTGGTTCGGCTACAAGGCAAAAGTATCAAGCCTGGGTCACTGGAGGAATAGGGCCAGGCGTCACCTCGTCGTTATTTCAAACAGTTCATGACCAAGACCTAACGCTACAAACAGCAAACGAAGTTTTGGATATGACTGTTGGACTATATTTCTCTGGGTCTACTGTTCAAGACATTAAAACAGGTGAAGATAGTGCAGGAAAATTATTGTTTCCGTCTACCTCTCTTCAAATGAGAGAAAAAATTAATATTTATAAACAGCACTCTTTGATGCTTCTTGGTGATGTAGATGGAAGATTTGCATCACCTTTTGGATCAGCCACGTCATCTGATCTTATCAATGAGGCATTGTTTATTGATTTTAAGCGTCTTTTCTTTAGAGATGGAATAAAAAGAGAAACATTTGCTATGCAATTTTATCAGACATCATCTAATAATGGTTCTGGTCCTTCTGCAACAACAACAAACAATGTAATTATAACTTCCGAAAATGGAGCTAAAATCTTTACAGATGCTGGGGCTGCTGCAAATCAAGAAGTATCTTTTGGAGGAAAAGTTTCTAATGTTGTTGATTCAGGTGATACTAATAGAAATGTAGGACTTTTATTCAATGATCAGGGAATTTTGGTCTTAGATTTGGCAAAGGTTATTTCTGGTTCGGAATTTGTTACAGGAGTTATTCATGCAATGAGTCCTGCCGCTGTTTCTGCACATGCTGATACCGCAGCTGGTTATACGCTAATTGGAGATCAAGACGCAGGTGGAAACCCAAATGCAAAATTCATCCCAGACTTCTTGACATCAGCTTCTTTGGATAATATTATCGATCACTTCGCGTCAACAAGATTTAGTTCTGGAACTCTTACATCAATGACTTTCCAGAATCAAACTATTATTAATTCTACATTGGTTTTTGCAAGAGCAACAGCTGACGAATTCAACTATAGTTCTAATCAGACTTTTGTTGATTCTTCAAATAAGATTGTTGTTATTGATGAAGGGCAAGAAGATGTTCAGCAGACATTTACATTTATTACGTCTGTAGGACTATACGATGCAAACAATAATCTTTTGGCAGTTGCTAAATTATCAAGGCCTGTCGAGAAGAACCCAGAGAAAGATGTTACTTTCCGTATTCGATTGGACTTCTAAGGAAAATATGAAATTAAGTCAAATTGTAAATAATATTAAATTAAGATTTCAGTCAATAAAACAAAATCCAAAAAATTACTTTTTGGATTTTGGAGATTTTCAAGTTTATATTGATAGTTTCTCCTACGACTTAGATCAGGTGGATTGCAATTTCTGTGGATATCCTGTTTGTGATTATGTCAAAAGTAGTGCAACAATTTGTGTAAAAGGAATTACTACAACTGAAGTATTAGAGCATATGAAAAGTTTTGCCTATGGAGAAACTGGTGATTATTTGAGAACAATTGTTGTTGAACCAACGGGAACAATTCTTGAAGGTGCTTTTATTAGAGATTTTAGTGTAAGATATCTAAATGACTTGGACAAAACAATGAAATTTGATATGACAATTATTGCAAATAATATAATTGAAAGAATTTAATTAAATCACCATACTAAAAGATGTCACTTGTTAGAATTACAGAAGACGATGTTGAAACATTCACCATTGTTACAAATCCTAAAAAAACATACGCAAGCGGAGTTTTTACTGGGATCACGGGAACACTTAATCTGTTTGCAAGACGCTCAGATATTGAAAAGGAAACTCGTCCTCTTTCTTCGTTTGTTAAATCGTTTTTTAATGACGAAAGTGTTGAAGACTTAAGAAGAAGAATACTAGAAAAAGCAATAACTTCAACCAATGTCAATTCTGAAGTCAATGCATATCTTTCTGGAGTTAATAATGAACTTACTTCTTCTAGAAAGCATAAAAAGCTCAATATTTTTAGATTTGAGCCTTCTTTTCAGTTTACTAAAAACACTCTAAAAAAAAGGTCTATTCAAGAATTATATCCATATTATCGCCATGAATACCCAGATGCTCATTGGGCATACACCAATTATCATAGCTTGAATTTTTTCACAGCATCTGGTATTCCTTCTGATTCTGTTTTATTATATCCAAACTCATCTTCTGTTCCATCTCTATCTTCTGTTTCTGGGACTTATTCTCTTCCTGGTGAATTTACATTTGAATTTTATATTAATCCAAGATATTCAACAGATGAGCCAACAAGTGACTTTAAGGCAGGGACAATATTTCACTTGTCTTCTTCTTATGCTGTATCTTTGGTTACAGGCTCTTCAAAGGATAGCAAAGGCTATGCCGATGGATACAGAATTCAACTTCAATTAAGTCATAGCGCAGATGTTTCTCCATCATTAGCCACTGTTGGGGCAAGTTATCCTGGTGATCTTGTTTTTCAATCACGTGATAATTCTCTTAAGAAAAATCATTGGCATCATGTAGCAATTCGCTGGGGTACAAATCAAATAAATGATGGAAGTGGATCTTTTTTCATTGATGGTGTTGAGCAAGGATCTTTTGTGGTTCCTTCTTCAACAATAGCACCAGCCCCATACGGCGCTCCATATAGCAACCCAGATGTTTTATGTATTGGAAATTACTATGAAGGATTCAATACGGGTTCTTCGGCCCAATCAGTTTTCTTCAATACAAATCCATCAACACGTGATGGTTTGGTGAATCTTTCTCCAAGCCTAACTCAGCACGCACCAGATGAATATTCTTTTACTCATCCATTAAATGCAGAAGTCCATGATTTAAGAATATATAATCAATTTAGATTAGCAAGTAATATTATTTCTGATACAAAAAATGGGCCAAGTACTCTTGATGATTTGGTATTTTATCTTGGTCCTTTTTTCACAAAAGAAAGTCCAGTAAGAACTGTTTTGAATCAACAAGGCGGTGTTCTACAAACACCATTTTTTGGAATTGATGGATATACAGATGATCCGTTCAATGTGGCAATGTCATTTGGTGTTGGTGGTCATTATTTGAATTTAGAAAATTTTCTTAGAGATTTAGTAACAGGAAATTATCCAAGACAGTTTCAACTAACAGCATCTCAGATTACAGATACAGTTGTTCCCAAAGAAGCAAATGAATTTTTATACCAAACAGGATCAGTTAGAAAAAGAAATGTTACAGTTCTTCCTTGTGATAATGGTTTGTTTATTCCAAACTTTGATCTTTTGAAAAGTGGAACATTCAGTAATACTCCTTCTACTGGATCTTCAATGGGCAAGTTTGTAAATGATTTTGGTCACCTTGATTTGACTTTAATTTCGTTGAACAATCTTGTTACGACATCTAGTTTGAGACCAGGGTTGGTTTATCAGTCAGGTTCTATTTTTGATGGCATTGCTGGCGCTACACCTGAAGATCCTGGCGTAGATCCAGGAGAAGTTCTAACCATTTACCAAAGAACAAGAGACTCTTCTTCAAATGAAGTAGCATTTTTTGAATTGAGTAATATTTTCTTTGGAAACAGAATAAATCCTGGTAGTTTCAAAATTGTTGATTCTAAAATTACTGGTACATCAGAAAAGGTGTCAATTACACTAAGGGACAACGGTTATGGAAATGTGTATCGTGCAGATTGCTTAACAGAGCATGCAACATGGAATAGTGTTGGTAATATTTTTTATAATGAAGGAATTGTAGTTGTAAAAAGTCCAAATATTCCGTTCTTTGGAAAAGAACAGTGGGAGATGGAGTTTGAGGGAGAGCAGACAGTTCATGTAATGATGATATCTGCTGAAGCAGCAGCTGGACTTGTTAACTCGTCTAGTCATCCAAACTTTTTACCAGTATCAGCATCCTTAAATGCAAACGATCCAGACAAGAATTTTGTATATATTACAAACGTTAATTGGTTAGACGATAATCTGAATGTTATTATGAAAACCAATCTTAGCCAACCGATTAAGAAAAGAACGAATGACAAATTCTTAATCAAAGGTAAAATGGATTTTTAATTGTTATTTAAAGTTTAAGAATGTCATATTTGCGCGAATATATTAGGTATTGTTTGTTTGAAGAAGGAAACCATGCATATGGTCAATATCCAGTTTCATACAATCCAGAAGAAGTATTATATGAATCTAATAATATGAAAATTGGTTTTGATGATCTTGTTCATGAAAACATGGATTTGGCTTATTTTCATAAAAATTTTGATAATGAATTAGATGGTGCTGCGTGGATAGGTGATAATGGCATTAAGTTTGAATTTGTTGTTATAACGAATGAATATAGTCTAAATCATGTATTTGAAAATCTTGTTAGAGACTGTATGGAAGAATATGCAACATTGAGATCATGTAATCATAAATTGCAATTAGAGATCAAAGTTGAAGACGAAGAGACCGAAAAACATTTGTCTGATGTTTATGGTCTTTCTGTTTTAAGTCAAAATGAAAATATAGCCATTATGGGCTTTGCTGAATAATTAAATCATATGAACGACAATTGGCTATCACTTCTAACAGAACAGGAAGAAGATGATCCTTTGAAGGATTATGCACTTTACATTGATGCAGGGCGTCACAGTTCTGATTTCATTCTGTACAAACCAAAATATTACGCCCAGAGAATGAAAAAAGAAATTCTCAAAGCAAAACAACAATTTGACAGAATTCGTTTCAAGGGAAACGAATATGGTGAATTTGATGACTTTTATGCATTTTCTAATGTAAAAGACATATTCAAAGATCCTGGTGGCATTGTTGGCTTTATGAGCATTAATAATGGTAGAATTATTGGAATGAGAGGATCTTGCAATAGAGCTAATGAAATTCGTGCAATTTCTGCTAGACCAGGATTTGGTAGATTGATGTTTATGATTGCATTGGCTAAAGAAAGTCCAATTATGTCAAATAGAGATGAGGTATCCTCAAAGGCTTATGATTATTGGGATATGTTTAATGCAGATTCCAATATCAAAAAAGATAGCTTTGACAATGAGCTTAGATTGTCTCAAAAGGAGCCATCAGATTGCAATGTTTATGGAGATCATGTTCTTGATCAAAGTTATAAAACACCAACAGATATTGGCGTCGAAGCCCAGCCCTTAATTAATCGTCATAAAATATTTCTTGAACAAATGAGGCATTACTTTGAAAAGGGTGGTGTAGATTACATTTTGTCTCGTGTTAAGGACTATATTGCAGATGCTGGGACTTATTTTCATGATGAACAAAAAGGTGATCGTAGCTGGTATCAAAGCTATGATGAAGAATAGTGTTCTTATAATATAGAAATTTATTTTTCTAAATTTTTGTTTAAAATCATAAATAGATTATAGGTTATTTATGATTCTTGGATTTGATATTAGCACAAGCATGACTGGGTTTACTATTATGGATTTGGACGGAAATCTAATAGAACTTGGTCATTATGAACTTAAAAAAGTAAAAGGAACAATTTGGGACAAAGTAGATGCAATGAAGAAAAACATTTGTGAGCTTCGTGACAAGTATGATATTACACATGTTTTTATTGAAGAGCCATTGTCAAAATTTTCTAGAGGAAAATCTTCTTCTGCTACGATATCATTATTGATGAGATTCAATGGAATTGTTTCTTATATAATTCATGATTATTTGGGTATAGATCCAGTTTATTATCCACCAAGCTCTGCTCGTAAAATTTGTGGATTAAAGATGCTTTCTAAAAATGCATGTAAAAAACAGAAGATTCAATGGAAACCACAAAAAGAACAAGCATTTGATCAAATGAATGCCCAATCTCCGTTCAATGGAACTTATGAGTGGCCGTTAAAAAGAACTGGTAAATTAAAAGATTTTTGTTATGATGAGATGGATAGCTTTGTCATTGCTAGAGCAGGATTTCTGGAAATGACATCTAATTAACATAAGGACATTAAAATGGAATCAAATTGGGATAAAACAGTTGTTTATTTAAAATCTAAAATAAAAGGATTTAAAATTAAAGAAAAAGATGGAGTTTGGCATCAATTATTGATTGATAAAATTTTGTTCTTTATGCCATTTATGAAGTTTTGGTCAGCATTGTATCCAATGGTTTGGAAGCCAGCTGATAGATTTAATGATTATCGAGTATTACAACATGAAGGTGTTCATCTTTTAGATGCTCAGTCTTTTTATGGACTTTTGCCAGCATGGCCTATTTTGAAATGGTTTAATACAACCATGTTTGCATTTTGCTATGGAGCACCTCAGATATTTTTCCTTTTGGTTTTGCATGTTTTTGTAAGTACTCCATTGTGGCTTTTGTGTCTTTTATTTCTTCTTCCTCTTCCATCTCCTGGTCGAATGTTAGCTGAAATGCGTGCTTACAGAAGGTCAAGAGAATTGGGAAGAGACGTAGAAACTATAATCCCAGCTTTTACAACTGGAAAATATTTCTTTATGTGGCCTTTTGAAAGTCATGTTAGAAAGATGCTATTGAAAGATTCTCCATACAAAGAAGAGATGGATAAAGTTTTAGAATAAAATGAAGATTTGGTTGCAAGAGATGTTTGGGGCTTCAGAGCCTCAATATATGATGGGGGTTGCTTTTGAGACTTACACATACGACGAAAATAAAGATATGAAAGTAAAACGTCGTGGGTGGGAAGTTCCTTATATGCATGCCGATCCGCATGATATTGATGCATATGCAACAAAATATCAAATACCAGGAAGACGACAAAATGATGCTCGCAAAGTCTGGGAGAGCGAAGAGCCTTTCAAAGATGGAATGACAGGAGAAGAAACGTATTATATTCTTTATGTTAAACATCCTGATGGTTCTGATATTTCATTAAATGAATTTGAAGAAATTAATGAAATACTAAATGATGTTAGTGATGAAGGCATGGGGATTAAAACTATTCCTAGACCTCTTGTCTTGCGGTGGTAATCAAAACACGATTGAATTTTGTAAATTTGTCGACATGGGAGAAGTTCATGCATCGGCCGAAAAGCTTGATTTTATTGAAAGAGCATTTGGTAAAGCTGAAATTTATTCAAAAGGAAATATTCAAGTCAAGTGTCCAAAATGCTTGAAACAACATCAAAGAATGGGCCTTCCTCTTAGGAAACGAAAACTTGCAATCAATATTCTCATGGGAGATATTTTTCATTGTTGGGTTTGCGGATATCGGGGAAGGTTGACAATGGCGTTACGAGATTATTGTTCCTCTGGCTTGCTCATAGAATATTTGAAACGATTTGCAGACCAAAAAACGCTGACCGCTGTTGCTGATTCCAAATCTAAGAAAAAAGAAATCAGGCTTCCTCCTGACTTTAAATTTTTGGCATTTCATCAAAATAGCAAAAATTTCAATATTAAAAGAGCGTTAAATTATGCAAAAAAACGTGGATTGACTGAAAGAGATTTGTGGTATTTTAAGGTTGGAATATCTGATGATTGGCCATGGGTAAATCGTTTACTTTTTCCATCGTTTGACAAAGAAGGAAATTTCAACTATATGGTTGGAAGATCTTATGTAAAAAATGCAAAATACGCTTATTGGGATACTCCTATTGATGCTACATCTATTGTTTTCAATGAATCAAACATTGATTGGAAAAGTGAAGTTACAATAACAGAAGGAATCTTAGACTTGGTAAAGTGTAATGACAATGCAGTTCCTCTGTTGGGATCTGATTTAAAAGCTTATAGTGCATTGTTTGGTATGATTATCAAACACAATACTCCTGTTTTATTAGCAATGGATCAGGATATGGCATATAAAAAAATGCCAGGAATTGTTGACCTATTTTTAAAAACAGGCATTAAGTTGCGAGTTCTACCAATGGGTGAATATGGTGATGTAGGAGATATGACAAAAGAAGAGTTTTCTTCAAGAAGAGATCAAGCCCCTCTTTGGAATAGAATGTCATTGCTTGCACACAAAATTAATGAAATTACAGCAGGACCAGTATTATGAAAATAGCTCATTTTGCAGATATCCATTTTAGACCATTTGATAGACATGATGAATATCGTCAAGCATTTCAAGAATTCTTTGACAATTCATCAAGTTACAATTTGGATGCAATAGTAATTGCAGGAGATATTCTGCACGAAAAAACACAAAGAATAACACCAGAAGTTATAGAAATGCTTACTTGGTTATTTACAGAGTTTGCCAAGGTTGCAGATACATACATTATTCTTGGAAATCATGATGGAAATTTAAAAAATCTTCATCGTCGTGATGCTATTTCTCCTATTGTAAAAGCATTAGATAATCCAAAAATCCACTTATATATTAAATCTGGACGTTATCCCCTTAATGATGATATCAATTTTTGTGTGTTTTCACCATTTGATGAAAAAGGATGGGAGCATGTAAAACCAGAAGATAAAAAAATAAACATTTGTTTATTTCATGGATCTGTTCAAGGGTGTACTACAGATAATGATTTTGAATTAGATGGTGAAGTTGAGCCATCATTTTTTGATGGATATGATTTCACATTCTTGGGAGATATTCACAAACACCAATATATGGATTCAGAAAAAAGAATAGCGTATCCAGGATCTACGCTTCAACAAAATTTTGGTGAAAGCATTAATAATCATGGATTTCTTCTTTGGAACATTAAAGATAAAGATAATTTTGATGTTGAGCATGTTGAGTTGGAAAACAAAAAACCATTTGTAACACTAAGGTGGAGAACAGACGTTGATAAACAAAAGCTTCAAAGACTAATGTTTGAAGCAAGCAGATACCCAGATAATTCAAGGTTTAGAATTTATAGTGAAAACAAAATTCCACAACAAGATAAAAAGAAGATTGAAAATGAATTAAAGTCTCGAAAGAAAGCTTCTCTTATTGTTTACAAGAATGAGAAAACAGGAACTGGGATTATTGATGATGAAATGAATCGCCAGTTACGAAGAGATTTAAGGGATCCTTCAACAATATTCACATTACTTCAAAATTTTTTAGGAAAAAATTGTTTCAATCAAAATCAATGGAACATTATCAATGATACAATTGTTCACTATTCTGAAGAATTAGTTGCTTCTGAGGCCAATATTGTAAGGGGAAGAACATGGATTCCCAGAAGAATAGAGTTTGATAATATCATGCAATTTGGAGAAGGAAATGTTATTGATTTTGATGATTGCAATGGTGTTGTTGGAATATTCGCTCCAAATTTTAGTGGAAAGTCAACATCTGTTGCTGCTATGGTGTATGCATTATTTGGTCGAGTAGATAGAGAAATTAATCAAAATCATTATCACGGAATGGTTAATGATAGACGAAATAAATGTTCTGCAAAATTTGATTTTACTGTTTCTGGACAAAATTATCGAGTTCATAGAACAACTGAAAAAGTAGAGAAAAAAGATGGTCGTTATGGTACTACAAATAAAATTTGGTTTTATCAAATGACAGAAGATTGGGAGGAAGAAAAGCCGCTCAATGGAGAAAAACCTTCAGATACAGAAAAAGAAATACGAAAGATTGTTGGAACATTAGAGGATTTCAAACTTACAGCTTTATCTAATCAGAGAAATGTTGAAGCTTTTATGCGTGAGCGTGTGACAGTTAGAAAACAGCATCTTGCGAGATTTAGAGATCTTCAGCCTCTTGAGTATCTTCACTCTTACGCAAACAAGGATTGGGCTGAGCAAAAAACAATTCTCAAGTCTCTTGTTCCTCTTGACTGGGATAGAGAGATTAATAATCTTGAATCAGAAAAAGAAGTTCTTGCAAATGAAATTGAACATCATGAATCAATGCTTGAAATTTTGAGAGATGGCCTCTCAAGTCTAAAGAATGAGCTAGTAAACAAAGGTGGTGATTCAATCATTACTCAAGAAGAACTTGATACACAAGCTGATTTAGTAGAAAAACTTGAATCCGACAAAGAAAAGACGGAGATTCAAATTAAGGCAATATTAGAAAGAAAAGATGATCTTCAAGAACAGCTTAATGTCGTTATTGACAAAAAGAAGAATATCGATGTAGAAAAAATAAAAAGAAAGCTTGAAAAGAAAAATGAGCTTGAAAAGCAAATTTCTGGACTTAAAGAAAAGTTAAAAGCGGCTATAAAGACCCTTGAACAAAAAGAAAAAACAGTAAAGAAGCTTGATCTTGTTCCTTGTGGTGATCAGTTTCCAACATGTCGATACATTAAGGATGCACATGAAGAAAAAGGAAACATTAAACCTCAAAAAGAATTAATTGAATCAATTGAAACAGATATTCAAAAATGTGAAATTTTGATTGTTGATGAAGAAGATTATTCAAAACTTTTAAAAGAACATTCGGATCTAGAAAAAAAAGAAATATCATTAATTAAAAAAATATCATCTGTTTCTGTTGAAGCTTACAATGAAAGACTTGACAATATTGAAACGAAGTTGTCAAATGCAATACAGAAGCTTAAAGAAATGGAAATGAATGTTTCCGATGATGATTCTGTCAATGATCTTAGAGAAAAAATTGAAAAAATCAAAATTGAAATTAAAGATATTGATAAAAAAAGAATCAATGATGCAACGCGCATTGGTAAAATAGATGGAGAAATAGAATCATTACGTTCTGATGAAATCAAGTATGAGGCTGTAAGTGATAAATGTGCAATATTTGAACAACTTACATTTGCGTTTGGTAAAAAAGGAATACCAAATCAAATTCTCAGAACAGATCTTCCTGCAATTAATGCAGAAATTAAAGAAGTTCTTGCAGATATTGATGATGTTGATTCCGTAGAATTCGAACTAGAAGAAGAGAGCGATAAATTAGACATCTATGTTGAAAGCAATGATACAAGGATTCCTATAGAACTTTGTTCTGGAGCCCAGCTTGTTATTGCATCTGTTGCTTTGCGTGTTGGTTTGATGCGTGCTTCTAACCTTCCAAAGCCTGACATGTTTATTTTAGATGAGCCATTTGAGGGAACGGATGCTAGTAGAATTGATAGTGTCGTCAAAATGATTGAATCATTGAAGAAATGGTTTAAGAAAGTATTCTTGATTTCTCATATTGAATCAATTAAGGAAACAGCTGACATTTTGATTGATGTATCAAAAAAGGGAAAGGACTCTTATGTTTATCACGTATAGTTAAGTTATATGGATAATGAAGAACAGCTTAGAGAGCTAATTCGTGAATCTCTTATTGATGAAGGGGTCATGGATTGGCTCTTTTCGCGTTGGAGAAAAGGTGGCTCTTGGAAGGGAAACAAACTTGCTGGTAAAGAAGTTGGAATAATTGGTCAATTTATTGAAGAATTGGAAAGAATTTATAAAGCCGTTGGTCAATTACAAAATGCTTATCCTAGAAAGTCTAAACTTATTAGAGGAAACCTTCTTAGAGCAGTTCGTGATTTAGAAGATCTTTTGATTTCTATTGAAAGAGGAAGATCTGAAAAAGATATAGATGAAAGGTATCCTGTTGAATAACTGTGAGATATAATCTCATTGTGAATTGGAAAAAAATATCTAAAGGAAGAATCCAGCTTGAAAGGGCTGGATTTTCTATTATCAAGCCAGAAAGTGGAAATGAGCCTGTTCCTTTGTTTTGTCCTGTTTGTAATGAAGTTATGAAAGATGCACAAGATGCTCAGTACTATCGCAAATGGAATGCTTGTTATAATTGTGGAACAATGTATGCTGAGCCTAATCCCATTAAATGGGACACAGGATGGCGCCCAGACCTTTTAAACACTAGAGAATAGTTATTTTACAGAGCACGCCATGAATTCAGAAGAATACAACATTTTAGGTAACATTATTAATACAACATGGGGAGTTGGTTCAACAAATCACTCTAAAGGTTCAACAATGTCTATTAAAGGACATTTACTTGGAGAAGACAAGCTTGTACTGTCATTTACTTCAATTATTACTTTTGGAGAACCTCATGAAAGAAGAAGAGAATTTGAAAGAATGAACAAAGATTCTGCTTCAATTCTTGAAGGTTGTATTCAGAGAATTAAAACAAAATTCAGAGAAGAAGCTGGTAGAACATTAAAAACAGAAAATCTGAATGACGAAGAAGATTGGCAATTAATCTCTACGGGACAATATAGTGGTCGTAGAGATGCGTATTATTATCGCAAAGTCGTGCTCCAGTTAGGATAACGACATCTTATGGCAAACATCAAACAATATCACACAAAAGAGATTTTGAAGTGTGGTAAAGAACCAGTTTATTTTTTCAATAAGTACGTAAAAATTCAGCATCCAATTAAAGGTGCTATTCCTTTTAAAACATTTGATTTTCAAGATGATTGTGTAAAAGATTTCTTGAAGCACAGGTTTTCTATTGTTTTAAAGGCTAGACAGCTTGGATTGTCTACTGTAACAGCAGCTTATGCTTTGTGGATGGTTCTCTTTAGAGAGAACGTAAACGTTCTTGTTATTGCAACCAAACTTTCTACTGCAAAAAACTTTATTAATAAATGCAAATACATGTTGAAGAATCTTCCTCCGTGGCTTGTTCTTTGCAATATTGACAAACAAACAGCTCAAGAAATTGGAACATCTCGTGGATCTACACTAAAAGCCATTCCAACATCTGAAGATGCTGGTCGTTCTGAAGCTTTGTCATTGCTGATTGTTGATGAGGCTGCTTTCGTTCGTGACTTTGATGAATTGTGGAAAGGACTTTATCCAACATTGTCTACTGGAGGTCGAGCAGTTTTGCTTTCAACTCCAAATGGTACAGGTAATCAATTCTTCAAAATTTATGAAAAAGCTGATAAAGGTGAAAATGAATTTCATCCAATTAAGCTTCCGTGGCAAGTTCACCCTGAGCGTGATGAGGAATGGTTTAAAAGTGTAACTGCAAACATGAGCGTTAAAGATATCGCTCAAGAGCACGAATGTGACTTTCAGGCTTCTGGTGACACTTATCTTGATCCAAGTATCATTGAAAGAATTAGGCAAGAAGTTGTTCCACCCTTAAAGCGTGTTGGGGAAGATAGAAATGTTTGGATTTGGCATGATCCGAAAAAAGATCACAAATACTTGATGTCAGCTGATACAGCAAGAGGTGATGGAAAAGATTATTCTACATTTCATATTATTGATGCTACTGATGGAAATATTGCAGCAGAATATCAAGGAAAGCTTCCTCCTGATAGATTTGCAGATTTAATTAATGAATTTGGATTATTATACAATAAAGCATTGGTTTGTCCTGAAAATAACAGTGTTGGATATGCAACAGTACAAAGACTTTGTTTTCTTCATTATCCCAGAATTTACAATAATAAAGAAAAAACTTTAGATATTTGGGGAGCTGGGAATGATGGCAATTTGCAAAAACCGTCAGGAGATCTTGGAATATTTACTAGTGGTGGAAAGAGAAATGTTCTTCTAACAAAAATGGAAGAATATCTTCGAAATGAAAGTATAGATTTATATTCTTCAAGACTTCATAATGAATTGAAAACATTTGTTTGGGTAACCAATAACAAAGTTGAAGCTGAAAAAGATAGTAATGATGATCTTGTTATGGCATTGGCAATTGGTTTATGGTTGCTCGATACTGCTGATTTTACAAAGTACTCTGAAGAACATAGTAAGGCTCTTATTGATGCAATGACTCAGTCTTCATCTAGATTGGATGACATTATTGATTCAAAGATACGTCGTAAACAAAATGATTACAGTGTTTTGATGCCTGTTGCAGGGAATGCAGAAGGATTTGCACGTATGAGTGGAAAAACAACTCGTGCACAAGTTATTAATGATAAATGGAATTGGTTGATAAGCTAATCTGTTTTAGTTCTCATAATAAATCAAATACAGGTCTGATGATTGAAAAGAAACAACAAAAAAAGTCAAAAAGACTATCCCAGATTGTTCAAGAAAATAAACATTTTGATCGAGCAATTGAGGCTTATATTGATCAATTAAGAAAAAAAAGAGATTGGAGTAATCTTGAAAAAAAGCTTAAACAATGCAAGGATGAAGGATGGTCAAAAGAAAAGCTTAGAAAAATCTTTCAATGGGAAAGACAAGCTTGTGAGCTTCATAATAAATCCTTAGATCGAGCAATGGAGACAATTCGCCATATGGCTGATGAAATTACGGATGGACAATTTGAAGAATTGGGAATTTGGATAAAAAAAAGCTCACATTCAAAAGAAGTTTGGGCTAAAAATATAGTTTCAATTAATGATTCTCTAGCATTGATTAAAGCAAAAGTTATGCATTTAGCATACATGGCTAGGTCTCCAATGCCAGTTAATATTGGAGATATGATAAAAAACAAAGAATAGTAAGTTATATGGATATTTATTCATATGATTTCTATTCAGAAGAGTAAGCTTCGTAAGGTAATTCGTGAGTCTTACATCAAAAGTCTTGTCGAAAGCAAGAATTATGATCGTGAGATTGTATCACGAATTCTTGCGCTTAAAGACACGCTTATGAAGCGAAATTTTATATGTAATACACAATATACATCACCAGATCCAAGTAAGCGTCACAGGGATTTTGGTTATTGTAATATAAGAGTTGATACGACCTTGGGGAGAGGAAAGTCTATGAGTCCTAGAGCTATAAGTCGTATGGTTTCAAGAATATGTGAAAAGATGGGACTTAACAAATACTTTTCAATGGTGGAGCATGGATATGATGGAAAGTATTGTGATTGTGGTCTTAGGTTAAAGCCAAAATATGTTGGAAAATATATGGGACCGCAACAATTGCAATAAAAAACTTATAATTGAGCAACCTTTGATTCAATAAGGAAGCATATGGCGAGTAAGAGACAGAATTTATTTTCAAGATTAACAAGGCTTTTTAAAGCCGGTCCCATTGTAAAAAGAAAAGTTCGTGGATTTGATAGTGCATCCGTTCAGTCTTCAGCATTGGATGTTTTTAGAAAGAGCACTGCAACAGTTTATGGAAACAGCTTGAATGCATATGGACAATATGACAGATTGTCAAGGTATGCAGATTTCAGTGAAATGGAGTATACACCAGAGATTGCAAGTGCTTTGGACATTTATGCTGATGAAACTGTAGCTAAAGATGAAAAAGGCCATAGTCTTCACATTTATTCAGAAAACCCAAAAATCAAAAGGCTCTTAGAAGAGCTTTTTTATGATACATTGAATTTTGAATTTGCGGCACGAGCTTGGGTTAGAAACCTTTGCAAGTACGGAGACTTCTTTATTCTCAATGATGTTTCACCAAAGTATGGTGTAATCAATGCTCATCCTATTCCTGTTAATGAAATTGAAAGAGAAGAAGGATTTGATCCTGAAAACCCATTTGCTGTTAGGTTCCGTTGGGTAACCGAAGGAAATCAAGTTCTTGAAAATTGGCAAGTTACTCATTTTAGATTATTGGGAAATGATACTTTCTTACCCTATGGATCGTCAGTGCTTGAAAGTGCACGTCGTATTTGGAGGCAACTTGTCATGGCCGAAGATGCAATGCTTGTTTATCGTGTTATTCGATCACCAGAACGTCGTGTTTTTTATATTGATGTAGCAAATGCCCCTCCAAATGATGTTCCAAATATTATTGAAAATGCAAGAGCAACATTGAAGAGTCAAGAGGTTGTTGATAAAGATGCTGGTCGTGTTGATTTACGTTATAACCCTTGGGCGGTTGACATTGATTATTTCATTCCTGTTCGTGGAACTGAGGCTGGAACACGTGTTGATACATTGCCTGGTGGTGCTAATACAACAGCCATTGATGATGTTGAATATATTCAAAGAAAACTATTTGCAGCCCTTAAAGTTCCAAAAGCATATCTTGGGTTTGAAGAAGCATTAAGTTCAAAAGCTAACTTGGCTCAAGAAGACATTAGGTTTGCTCGTTCAATTCAACAAATTCAACAAGTTGTTATTTCTGAATTGAATAAAATTGCAGCTATTCACCTTGCAGCACATGGTTATGATGGTGAAGATTTAATTAATTTTAGGCTTCAACTTTCAAATCCATCAACAATGGCTCAGCAACAAAAGCTTGAGATATTGAGAAGTAAGTTTGAAATTGCTGGTACACGCCCGGAAGGAATGCTTTCTGATAACTTTGTTTACAAAGAGATCTTTGGATTGACTGATGAGTACATTCAGAACATGGAAGAAGATCAAATCAAGGAACTTATTAGAAGGGCTCAAATGGAGCAAATGGGTGCAGCGGCGGCTGAAGGCGGAGAAGGTGGCTTCGGAGGCGGCGGTGGAGGCCTTGGAGGAGGCCTCGGAGGCCTCGAATTGCCTGATGAAGGTGGGGATGAAGGTGGTGGAGAAGGAGAGCCTGGCGGCGGCGAAGAAGAACCACCAGCAGGTGAAGAAGATCTATTTGCCAGTGAAAAACCTTCTTATCGTCCACTTATTACTGATGACGAAGATGAAATTATTGAATTTGATCTTGATGAAAATGAAGATGAATACAAGCCTGTTCATCAGCAAAATCAAGCAACAAGATATCGTCATAATAACTTAAGGCCAAGTAGGCGAAAAATGAGAGGATCGAAAGGATTAAATGTTCCAAACCCAGGAGATGCATTAAAGCATGATGATCCACATTATCATGATGTTGGAATGAAAAGAGCGTTTAGTGCTGTTAAATCTGTTCACAAGGGAGGAAATTTGAAATTAGCAGATTCGTTCCAAAGACACTTGGATATGATTGAGGATTCTGAAATTAAAAGAACAAGATTATCATCTGAGACACGTAGAACAATAGATTCTCTTTCAAAACAAATACCTATAAACAGGAACACATTAATAGATTCTGTTCCTGTTAAATCTCAAGGCTTAATTATTGAAGCTGACGAAGGGGATGATGAATGACAAGACACAATAAAAAGAGAAATACAGGATTGCTCTACGAATTTCTTGTCCGAACCATAAGTGATGCAATCATTGAGGGCGACGATAACAGAAGGAATATAGCTCTTTCTGTAGTTAGAAAACACTTTAAGCCAGGAACAGAATTACATAAGGAATTTCGTTTATTCCATTCTTTAGCTGCAACAACAATTAAAAGCCCTTCTGTGGCAGATTCAATTCTTGAAGCAGCTAAAAAAGCTTCATCGCTTTGTAATATGAATAAGTTGGATCATGAAAAATCTCTTCTTATTAGAAACATTAATCACAAGCTTAACGATGAAGGTTTTTATAATAGAAGAATTCCTGAATACAAAATATATGCAACCATTCAAACATTGCTCAATGAGTGGAGATATGGTGATTTCAACGATATTGTCAAAATTGCACAATTTGAAGAGCAATTGAAAGAATGGCTTTTGCAAGATAAAGCTGTTGTAACGTTAGATGAAGAAATGAAGATATCTTCAGATCCTTTGGTTGAAAAGTTGATGCTTAAAAAGATCAATGAAAGATACAAAGATAATCTTACAGAACAACAGGCTGACATAATTCGTGCTTATATCTTTGCTAAAGATGAAGAAACTTTGTCTGTACTAAGTGAAAATTTTGACAAAATTAAATCTACAGCTTTGCAGAGTATCGATTATTACCTCAATGAAAATGTTGGGAAGGACAAATATCTTGATGACAAATTGAAAAAAGCAAAAGACCTTATATTGAATGAAAACGTTGAAGACATTGACGATAAAAAGGTTGAAAGATTTTTGGATATTTCAAAGCTAACAGAAGAGCTGAAGGATTAAAATTATGACACAGGTATTAACTGAATGGACAGAGTTTAAAGGTGAAATTCTAAAAGAAGAAGGCTCTTATGAAAATGGAAAGCCTAAATTGGTTATGAAAGGTATCCTTCAAAGATCTGATACCATTAATCAAAATGGAAGAATTTATCCTAAAAAGATTTTAGAAAAAGAGCTTCGAAATTATCAGAAGCTTATTAGAGACAGAAGAGCACTTGGAGCGCTCGATCATACAGATAGTTCTATTATTGAACTAAAAACCGTTTCTCATCTTGTTACTGAGGCTTGGATGGACGGTGATGTTGTTTACGGTAAGGTAGAGATTCTGCCAACAGATTATGGAGACACACTAAGAAACCTTGTTGAGGCAGGTGTTACTGTTGGAATATCTTCAAGAGGTGTTGGATCTACCAGACCAGACTCACGTGGAAATCAGGTTGTTCAAGAAGACTTTCAGCTTATTTGCTGGGATTTTGTTTCTGAACCAAGTACTCCTGGTGCTTTCATGATGAAGGAAGCTCGTGATCTCACAAATAAAGATGTTAGAGATCTGAGAGAGTTTTTCAATAAAAGTGACAGAATTGATCGAGTTGTTAATGATATTCTTGATTGGAGTATCGATGAGATCAGTGTTTCTGTGAATGGAGATAATAAATAATGGCTGGATCAGGTTGGCCTTTACCGGGCGTAAATAGCGTACCAGAATATATGGTCTCAGGTGCACCTTGGGTGACTAGTTCTCTTGATGTTACAGGCATTAGAAAACTTGAATTTCCAAACGTTACGAGATTTTTTAAAGTCAGCAATACAGGAGGATCAACTGTATCTGTTGGATTTACTTCTGCTGGAGCTGATGGAACACATGGGTTTACTGTTCAAACAGGAACGATAGAACATTTTGAATTACGAGTTAGAGAAATTTTTCTTTCTGGCTCTGGTGGAACCGTAGATGTTCTTGGTGGATTGACTGCAATTCCAAGAAGATTTTATCAACCATTAACAGGGGCAAATCCACCACCAAGCGGAACTTGGTACTTACCAGGGATTGAATAATTGATATGAAAAAATCTGAATTTAGAGAATTTGTAAAAGAAATGTTTATTGACCTCATCCAATCAGATGGTGAGGTTAGAGACATAGTTCTTGAATTCGTTCAAGAAAATTCGGGATTGATTGTCGAATCCCAACAACAGATTAGTGTACCAAAAGAACCTGCCGACCCAGATTTATATGATAAATTAGTTCTTCTTGCTTCAGGTCAAGAAAAAAGACTTATTCATGAAGGAAGAAAGCTTGAAGCTCCGAATTATGGAGTTGGCTTTAAGTCTGGTAATAAAATTAAAGAATGGGCAAGTAAAGCATATTCTAAAGCTGGTGGAGAATGGATATCTGGAATGCGTCAATCAAGTCCAGAAAACATTGCAGCATTGACGTCTATGTTTAGTGATGGCGGTAGTTCTGGAATGCAAGGAACTCGTTTAGCAGGAATGGCTCAGGCTGGTAATAGTATTCAATTAAAAAATGCTATAAGATCTAGTGTTGATACAAGACTTCTTGATGAAAACTTTAATCCAACAAATGTTGATATGACAGACATTCTGGCTGATACAGCAAGAACAACGCTTCAAGGTTTCCCATCCTCCCACCCAGAAGAAGGTAGTGGGGGAGGATTGAGTGCTGCCGCAAGCATGAATGCAAAAGAAGGGTTTGCAGGAACACCTGAACAAGCATTTGGAGTTGTTGCTAATGAAGCAATGGCTGGAAGCTGGGCACACTTGGCATTTAGTGGAATGGATCCTAGTGGAGAATAACAATCAGCAGTATATTTATTGATACAGCATTTTTGCTAAGGAGTTTTAAAGATGGCTAAAGAAATTGATATGAAAGAACTTCGAAACCTTGTTATGGAAGAAGTAGCACAGGTTGAAAAGGATCTTAAGAAAGTTAAAGCGAAAGAAGTTACACCTGATGAGTATGCGGATACGCTTGAAAAACCAGTTGATTGGGAATCCAAATTAGGCATTAGTCCATCAACCAAAGGTGGAAAAGCAATGCTTGAAGCGATTAAGCAAGAAGAAAAAAAAGCTCTTCGTCTTGTGAAGGCTCTTCGTAAAAAGAGAGCTTCTCTTATGGAAGAAATGGAAAAAGACGCAATTGCGGCTGAAAACCAAAGACTTCGTGAAGCAATTAAGAGAGTTAAGTCTGAAAAGTAATTCAAATTTCTTGGGTTAGATTCTATTTACTTTTAGGAGGAATTATATAATGGCTACAAATAGCGTAGAAAATCCGACACAAAGAGACTTGGGAAGCAGTGATACAGCAGCTTTGGCGCAGCAATTCCCTGCAACGCCACAAGATTTTGAACCGGATACATTTACAAAGGACCTTCTAGATGGAGTTGTAACTGAAAACCCAATGGTTGGAACATTTAGTATGGATTATTCGGATGCACCAAGTATTCTCGATCCAGCAATTCAGGGAGATCCTGGAATTGTTGAATATGTTCCAAACCCAACACCACCGGGCCCAGGTGACGTAAATCCAGCTAATAAAGGTCCAGCACCAACAACAAACTTCCCACCACCAAGTTCTGGTTTTGGAAGCACAGCTTCACCAATTGATACAGCAGCAAAAATTGCTGATCAGAAATTTGATGAACTAATACCTGGAAGATCATTCCAGAATTAATAATATATTTATATTATATAAAGCCCGAGACTTCGGGCTTTTTTATTATCTTTTCGTTTTCTAGATTTACATAGAAGTAGTTATTGTTATATGAAGTTCTATCATGGCACCACAAATATATCTAATGCATTAGATATATTGAAAAATGGTTTTTCATTAAAAAATTCAGGATATAGGCAAATAGCACTATATGGTAAAACTGATGAAATTCCCGGTGTTTATTTGACAGATAATTCATTGAAGGCAGAATGGTATGCATCATCAGATTTAGCAGTCCCTGGTATGGGAGATGGTGTTGTTATAGAAGTTTTGATAAATGGTGAAATTTTACCAGAAAAAGAATGGTGGAAACTTTTACGAACTCATAAAAAAGAAAAGGCTTTATATATTTTAAAAGAAAAAGGTTTTATTGGATTTCAAGAAAATTATGAAGAGTTTGTAATATTAGATCCAAAAAATGTAAAACCAACAGGTGGGTATGTAAAAAAACCATGGGGAAAAGAATCAATAAATAATTTATTGGAAGAACATGGGGCAACAGCTCCATTGAACAACTATCCTGGCAATTATTTGAGTACGCCAAAACCAGATGGCAATAAAGGTCGTGGTTATGGAAAGTTGGATGGTGATGCCAAATACACACCTATATCAGCAGATGGTTTTCCATATGATTTACATGTTCCACCTGAGGGAGAAAATCCTGAAGATGAATTTGAAGATCCTTTGATGCAAAAAAAGTTTGCTGGGAATATTGGATCATATGCTGGATCAAAACCAGATTATGTTTCTCGTTCAAAAGATCCTTTTAGTTTTTTTGACGACAATACTGTTGGATTGACAGGATTATCTGAAGAGATATTGAGAGAATATATAAAATTAATTATTGAACCCATTATTGGAGAAAGCAGCATGATAAGGCTGCGACCGAGATCAAGTGAACCAGATGGGGCTACAACCCAGTGGGGCACCAAAATTCCTGGTGGAACTCAATTTGGATGGAGTTCTGCTTATCCTTTTCCACAAAAAAAAGATCAATATGAACCTGTTTTTTCATTAAGTGATTTAATGACGAAACATGAAGACAAGTGGGATAGAACGCATGGAGAGCTTGAACCGGAACCAGAAGAAGATTGGAAAAAAGAGTATGGAGAAGAACAACATGCTAAAAAATATCCTCTTTTCTGGGAATAAACAAATATGTAAATAAAGCACCTTAGTTTTTTCAGTATAGGCGTTATATTTATTTAGGAATAAAGACAGGCTATTATTATATGTCAGGTTCGATTCATAAAGAGGCATTAGCAGATGCCAAGAGGCTCCGAGAGGTTGCTGAAAACAATGCAAAGAAGGCAATTCTTGAACAATTAGCACCAACAGTCAAAGAAATGATTGAAAGAGAGCTATTGGGAGAATCTACGTCTGGAATGGAAGAAGATATTCTTATCTCACCAGATGAAGACGATAGAAAAAAAGAAGACGAGGAATGTGTATCAGAATCTAAAAATTCTGAAGATGTACAACTTACAACCGAGTCTGTTCAAGCATTGGCAAAAATGGCAGGAGCAAAGGCTGAACATTATGGAGTTAAGTCTTTAAGGATTTCAAATAAACTTGAAAAACTTCATGAAGCCAAAGTTAACGAAGCAACTTATGCAGAAAAGCTTCGTCAAATTAAAACAGAAATTGAGAAGACCTATACAGATCTTCAAGAAGATATTAAAAAGAATATCGTACCAAATGAAACTTCCGATCTCATTTCTAAGAGCTTGGGAGAATCATGGGAAATAACAAATAAGTTGTTATTTCCTGTAAGGGTTCGACTAATTAATGAAAGTAATAAGAAACTTTCTAAAAAAGTTAGACAGTTTAAACTTATTGCTGAAGAATATGGTCTCACAAAAGAGGCCAAAAAGAATTTTGGTAAAGAGTGTGTTAAATTAACAAAAGAAGTTAAGGCACTCTTTAATTCTGTGACCGAGCTAAACGAAATTGTTGAGGGAAGTAAGGTCGAACAAGTCCAAGAAAAGATACAAGGACTCTTTAAGGAGATTTACACAATGGCTAAAAAGTTTAGTTCACTAAATGAAGAAGAGCTTAAGATTGTCATCAGCGGATTAGACACTTCTGACCCAGAGGGATCCCCTCTTACAGCAATGGTTGAGCCAGCTGATATGGATGATGACCTTGGAGGCGATGAGCTTGAAGGAGACGACGAGCTTGGCGGCGACGAGATGGGAATGGAAGACGACATGGATATGGATGAAATGGGCATGTATGAATTAGATCTTGATGAAGCAGATGAGGCTATGGATGAGCTTTTGGGTCGTTCTTATAAGCCAGGCGGTGGCCGTGGTCGTACTGGACGTTCTGGAGCACGTACTCATCTCTCACCAGAAGAAAGAGCAGCACAAGAAAAGCGCGGAGCATCTTTGGCGGCAAAAGAAAAGGAATCACAATCAGACGAAGCTATGGACGAACTTTTAGGACGTCAATACAAGCCAGGTGGTGGTCGCGGCCGAACTGGACGTTCTGGAGCACGTACACACCTTTCTCCAGAAGAAAGAGCAGCTCAAGAAAAAAGAGGAGCAGCACTAGCTGCAAAAGAAAAGGAATCACAAATGGATGAAGATGAAATGCTTGAAATTAGTGAAGCAATGCTTAAGCAGGAGCTATTGCGACTCAAAAAGCGCAGAGCTGCAATGAATGAAGCAATGAAAGCTATGCAGCACAGCCCAGGTGGTGGACCAGGAGCACTTGATAACTTCGGTGGAGCTGGACGTGAACTTGGTGGCGGTGTTGAAGGAGATTGTTTTGAAGATTACGATAGTAATGATCTAAACGATCTTGACCCAGTGGGAACAGGATACCCAGTAAACGAAAGCGAAGAGTCTGAAGCAGCTATGGACGAATACGTCAGAGATGCATCTAAGACATATCGCAGAGAATTAACTCGTCAAAAGCAAAAGAAAGAAAAAGACGAGAAAAAAGATAAGAAGGTTGATGAATCTGTAATCAACACTGAACTTGTTGAAACACTTAAGGCTTACGAAGGTGCGTTCAATAAAATGCGCACCGATTCCAAGAAATTGGAAGAAGAACTTCGCAAGAGCAATCTTTCAAATGCGAAGTTAGTATACGCAACAAAACTCATGCAAAACGAGAATTTGTCCGAAAAGAGGAGACGTGTAGTGCTCGAACAATTGGATAAAGCACAAAGTGTGAGAGAAGTCAAAAAATTATTTACCGCTCTAACAGAAGCACTTTCTGGAAAGAAAGGCGACGAGCAGGAACAACTCACTGAAAGCAAGAGAAGCCGCAATATTCTTGGTGGATCAAGTAAAGCTACTAAGGCTGGATCTTCAATGCTTACCGAATCAGAACAAAAAGAATTTACTCGTTGGGGTGAGTTGGCAGGATTTTCAAACGAGTAATCACTATTTATTTTAGCGAAAGACTATTACAGGAGATTATAACATGAGCTTTTCTCTAGACACATTAACAGAAGACGTAAGAGCAAGACACCTTGGTGTTGAGTCACGCCGTCTTACCGAGAAGTGGTCACGTACCGGACTTCTTCGTGGAATGACAGGATACGACCGCGAGAACATGGCTCGTTTGCTTGAAAACCAAGCAGCCGAGATTCTTAGAGAGTCATCCAGCCTTTCCACTGGTGCAGCAGCACTTACATCAAGTGGACAGGTTAGAGGTTTCTCTAACGTAGCATTCCCAATCGTTAGAAGAGTTTTCGGCGGACTTGTGGCAAACGAACTTGTTTCCATTCAGCCAATGAGCCTTCCAGCTGGATTGCTTTTCTACCTTGATTACACTTATGGTAACAACGTTGGTGGCGAAGCCTCCGCAACTGATACCGTATATGCATCAGGAGATTCAATCTACAACAACCCAGTAGGTGCAGGAGTTCGTTCCGGATCACTTGCCACTGGTGGTCAGTACGACCTTGTTGGAACAGGATTCACAAAGGTTCACACAGGTTCCTTGACTGTTTCCGGATCCAACGTAAGCGTCGGTGCTTTCACAGGAGCAGCAAACGCATGGGCAACTGGCGGAATCGTTGATACAGTTAGCGATTTCACTGGAACCAACGCTAAGCTTGTCTCTTTCGACCCTCAAATCGAAGAAGCACTTGACCTTGGAACAAGAGATTACGTCTACTTCTTCCTACCAGTTACTTCCTTAACAACAGCTATCCCAACAGGTGATGTAAGCCGCGTCAAGCAGATTGCTATTACCGACATGGGTACCAACAACGGAGCTATTGCTTGGGGAGAAACCTTCCAAGGTGGACGAGGTGTTCTTAACCTTCGTCGCTGGAACGAGCGTGGTGATTGGGACGGTTCTGTATGGACACCAGATGCACTTGGTGGAACACACGTTAAGTTTGTTCTTGCTTTGAGCAACGGTGGAGCAGTACCAACAATCGGTACTTCTGACATTCATGTCTCAATGGCAATGAGTGACTCTCTCGACGTTGGTGGAACAGATGGTGATACTCTTACCATCCCAGCATTCGAATCTGACTTCAACGTAACGGCTAGCCCAGCTATCCCAGAAATTGATATCAAGATCGAGCAAATCAGCGTTGTAGCTTGCACCCGTAAGTTGAGAGCACGTTGGTCCCCAGAGCTTGCTCAGGATCTTAACGCGTTCCACAGCTTGGATGCAGAAGTTGAACTTACCAAGATTCTTTCTGAGCAGGTTGCTTTGGATATCGACCGTGAAATCCTTAACGATCTTCTTACTGAAGGAAACGGCGCAAACTTCTTCTGGAGCCGCGCACCAGGTAAGTTCGTAAACAAGAGAACAGGAAGCGAAGTTCAGTTGACCTCAACTCTCGCAACCGGTCCTCAGTTTACAGGAACTGTCCGTGAATGGTACGAGACCTTGGTTGAAACCATCATCGACGTTGCTAACGAAATCCACAAGAAAACACTTCGTGGATCCGCTAACTTCATCGTTTGTGGACCAGATGTTGCTACAATCCTTGAGCAGAGCGCTCTTTACAAAGCCTCTTACAAGATTGACGGTAACGGACAAGTCAGCAACCCAATGACCGTTGGTGCAGAAACCGTAGGAACTGTTGCAAACAGATTCACTGTTTACAAAGACCCATACTTCCCACGTCCAAAGATTCTTGTTGGATTCAAGGGTGGAAACTACTTGGAGACCGGATACGTCTACGCTCCATACGTACCACTTATCGTAACTCCAACAATCTTCGCTCAGGAAGACTTCACACCACGTAAGGGTGTAATGACCCGTTACGGTAAGAAAATGGTTAGAAGTGACTTTTATGGAACGGTGACCGTTTTAGATCTCAATATCATATAATAATCAGTTGAGACCATAAGAGAGAAGGGAAGCCTAAGCTTCCCTTTTTTCGTTTAATATATATTAAAATATGGTCATGAATAAAATCAGTTCTGACCATGGTATAATAAAGCGTGACAGATTTTATGAATTTAGAAGAAGCAACAAACAAAGTAAAAAGTCATCATCTATTTTCGCCAGGAGATATTGTACAAGCATGGCATTATCATTATGGAACATTGGTTGATCCAATTTCCTATCCTTTAGACAGGAATAGTGAAAATACTGGACCTGATTTTAGTAAATGGAATGATATTGAATATAAGGTCAATGAGGCCTATAAGGGTCGAAGAATAAAGATATTTGGTAATCAAGCATTTCGCGTCATTCGTCAGGTTGGAGATCCTTATATAACTCAGGATCATATGGCGGATGTTCTTGTGGCATCTTATATTTTAGAAGATTTTAGAACCGGATTATTTTATAGCGTTTTTAGTTCTGCTCGTTTAGTTTTGGCAAAAAATCATAAAGATTTTGTTGAGAATCATTCTTTTGACATGAGCCATATGGTAAAGAATAAAAAGTAAATGCTAAAGAATGAAATATGTGTATGAAACTTTTAGAACGAACAAACAGAATAATAGGAATGAATGATCAATTAGGAACTAGTATTCAAGTTCCATTTGTTGCTGAGTTTCATGATTATCAGGAGATATGTGATCTTACTGATGCGTTAAATAAGTTGTCTTATAGAAAAAGAATTAAAGCAGAAGAGTTAGAAATAAAAAATTCTGATTATTATTATTCTGCCATTTTTTTATAGAACCAAGGAAGACCCAGAATATAAAAGGTTAAAAGAAAAATATGGACATTTTTAAGAAATCAAAAATTATTTTATCAATTAATTTGAAATTGAGAGAAAAATATGGAACAAGTGGCAAGAAAGTATATGTGACATTATCTCCTGATCAAAATAAAGTTCAGTATCATTATCGATACAATGGAGAAATTAAGTCAAATATTCTGAATATTTTTAGTTTTGATAAAATTGTTGACATGAAACCATATTGTGGATTAGATCCAATTGATGAGATTGTTATCATTATGACAGATCAAATTGCTCTTAATTTACCAAAAAATTTGTTTTCTAATTTGAAATGGATTACAAATCGTAATATTAAGTGGTATCCAGTTTCTGATTATTCATCTAAAGAAGACAAGAAAGAATTGAAACAATATGGCATATGATGAAAATTTTTATAATGAATATAATGAATACCTAAAAGAATATGGTGTTCGAAAAATTCATGATAAAATGTTTGCATTTTTTGATTTTTTTGCAATTCCACACAGCCATTACTCGACATATAATGTCATTGATCTTGGATGTGGACAAAGTTGTGAATATGGAAGATCCAAATTAAATGGATATTATGGATTTGATTTGAATGCAAAAGAAACTAAAACTGAATCTTGTTATTATGGAATTCTAAATCAAACTTATAAGCTTGATTATAGAGAAAATTTACAAGAAATAATTGATATTTCTAATGAAAAGAAAATTAGAAAATTTGTTTCATTGTTTTCATCTGAAATAACATCTTCGTCTGAAAATAATAGATTACTATATGAAAGATTGTTTTCTAGTATTCCAACACTAGAATATGGTATGGTTTCTGGGTTTTACTATAGTGACCAAAAGAAGAAATTGGTTATCGAAGAAGCTGGTGATGTTATTTCTTGGCAAACAATAGACTCTGTTGAAGATTCTGTTTCTGAACTTTATGACGAAACAAGAATTTATACTAGGTGTCCTAGTAAAATGTTTGGAGATAGCGTTGTAGAAGTTTGGAAATTCTTTGAAAGAAAAAGCAATGGCTAATATATCAAATAAAAATAAATTAATTAAAAAATTAAAAACATCAAAAAATGTTCCTTCATGGAAATTGATGCCAAGTGTTGAAGATTTTGATAATCCTGCAAGAAAAATGAGAGATCTTGAAGACGAGATAAGAGAGCAGTCTTTTTTGGGACTAACACCATACCCAGAAGATTATGGTTTTGAGGAGGATTATTATGAGGAATATTAGAAAAACATATTATTGGAGTCGTGTTCCTGGTAAGTTCGTAAATAAAGAAACAGGACAAGAAGAAAAGAAAGAATTCAATGGAACAGTTGCTCAGTGGTATGAGGGGTTAGTTCATATTGTTAATGATATTATTGGACAAAATGATAATGTAATTCTAAAAGCAAGTGAAAATATAGCAACAATATTGCTATTAGGAAATCTAAATCAAAATTTATACAACAAACTAATTCAATCAAAAAAGCAAGACATTCTTCCATCAAAAGAAGATTGTAAAATTTTTATTGAAATTAACAATAATGTTTATATTGTAGAGATTTTAGATCTTCATTTTATTTAGATCTTATTTCGACCAACAGGAATAACGGCTTCCCCATCTTCGTAAAGAAGTCTTTCCATTTCGTCCCAGCTTATTTTTGTATCGCCATTGTTTGCCCAAGACGTTCCCCATGAG